GCAGAATTACAAGCAAGCGCTGCAAGCCTGTTAGCAGCTGAGAATGCTCGCAAATTAGCTGAGGCCGCTGCCGTTGCTACCGCCTCTTTATACGCTTTAGCCAACAGACCAAATCCGTTAGTTAGCATGACTGGAGAATTGACAGCTAGAGGTCGCAATCAAATAGCACCAGATGGCGGGTTTATAGTGCCACCAGGTACAACAGGTGCGGGCACATCACAAACTACAATAATTAACGTGCCAGTAAATGCAGGCACAATTATTGGCCAAGAGGATTTAACTACTTTAATTGCAGACACAGTAAGAATGAATCTTAAATACGGCAACAAATTAGTACCGGCAGGATCGATCAGCTAATGGCAATTCCCACAATAAATGCAATAATTAACTTTAGCACTGGGCCAAGCACAGCGCAGGCAATGCAGTTGGATATTGGCATATTAGGCACAAATGTCTTAGCAGATGCCGTAGCGGTTATTGTTGATGTATCTGATCAAATAAATTACATACAAACCACACGTGGTCGCAATGCTTTGGCAGATGAATTTCAAACTGGCACACTTACTTTACGCATAGTAGATCAAAATGGCGATTTCAACCCTACTAACCCTGCCTCGCCATATTACCTTTTGTTGACACCAATGAAAAAAGTCCAAATAACAGCAACACATAGCGGCACAACTTATCCTATATTTTCAGGCTTTATAACATCTTATGTCAATCAACAGCCTAAAGATGCTACCGAGGTTGCTTATACAACCATTACAGCTGTAGATGCAATGCGGCTTGCACAAAATGCACAAATTAGTACAGTTACAGGCGCTGCTGCAAACGATTTAAGTGGCACACGTATAGATCAAATACTAGATGAAATAAATTGGCCGGCAAGTATGCGTGATGTTGATGCAGGACAAACAACTTTACAAAATGACCCAGGCACAGCACGCACATCTTTAGATGCTATGCAGACAGTGACTAATTCAGAATATGGCGCATTTTTTGTCAATGCTAATGGTGAGTTTGTGTTCAAAGATCGTAATACGGCAGTTTCGTCAATAGGTAATACACCTACAGTATTTGCCGATGCCGGTGCAGGTATTAGATATGCCAATGCACAATGGAAATTAAACGATGATCTTATATTTAATTCAGCTACAGTAACTAGGACAGGTGGTACAGCTCAAACAGCTAGTAATCAAAATTCTATAGATAAATACTTTATACACAGTTATAACATTCAAAATTTGCTAATGCAGACGGATGCCGTAGCCCTAGATTATGCTCAAGCTTACGTAGCGAGTAGGCAAGAAACTGCCATTAGATGCGATGCTTTAGAACTAGATTTATACACATCTAATTACGACACTGGCATAGCAGCCGCTTTAGGGCTGGAGTTTTTTGACCCTATAACAGTATCCACTACACAACCTGGCGGATCGGTTTTAGAGGACACATTGCAGATCTTTGGCGTATCCAACATTATTACCCCAAATAGCTTTAGGGTGGTGTTTACAACGCTAGAACCTGTCATTGATGGGTTTATAATAGGCAACGTAGATTACGGGGTCTTAGACCAAAACGTCTTATCTTACTAAGGAGAGAACATGGCAACCTGGCCAGGCGCAACGGGTGATGTAGTCACCAGTACAATGTGGAACGGATTACCAGCATTCACAGTACAAACTGCTAAAACAGCAGATTACACAGCTGCTAGTGGTGATGAGTACCAACAACTAATTCCCATGAATAAAGCAACAGCGATAGCATTTAAGATACCAACCGATGCCACTTATAATTTTGCAGTAGGCACAGTTATTACAGTATTAAACATTGGTGCAGGAACTTGTACAATTAGCGCAGTTACATCTGGTACCACTACAGTACTAAGCGCTGGTGTCACTGCCGCAGCTCCAACACTTGCACAATATAAATCTGCAGCCTGCATCAAAACAGCTGCTAATGCTTGGTATATTGTTGGGGCTATTGCATAAATGTTAAATATATTATCCGGCCAACTCGCACCAACAACTCCATCTACCCTTACAGTTGATTATTTAGTTGTTGCTGGCGGGGGAGGCGGTGGTGGTGTAACAACCAACAATGCTTCAAATGGTGCTGGAGGTGGTGGTGCTGGAGGATATAAAACAAATACATTTACAGCAACATTATCAACATCGTATACATTAACTGTTGGTGCAGGTGGCGCAGGTGGTTCTGGAACTAATAATGGAAGCATTGGTAATAGTTCAATTTTTGCAACAATAACATCATTATATGGTGGTAATGGTCAAGGAGATCCAAGCGGTGGCACACCTACTACTGGTGGATCAGGTGGTGGTGGTAAAGCAACTGGAACATCAACTGCTGGTAATGGAACAGGTAGCGAAGGTAATAATGGTGGAACTGGGGATGGAACTGGTGGCGGTGGTGGCGGTGGTAAAGGTGCTACTGGTGGTAATGCTGCTGCAAGTGCAGGTGGCGCAGGAGGTATTGGTACGGCTAATAGCATTTCAGGATCATCAATAACTTATGCAGCTGGTGGTGGTGGTGGTGTGTGGGGTGGTAGCGCATATACTGTTGGTACAGGTGGTTCAAGTATTGGTGGTGATGGTGGTAAAAATTCAAATGGTGTAAATGCTTCACCTGCAAATCGTGGTGCTGGTGGTGGTGGAGCAGGATCAGGTACTGGTGCTAGCTCATATACTGGTGGATCAGGATCAAGTGGAGTAATTATATTAAAATATTCTGATACCAAAACTGCAACTTTTAGCGGTGGAGTAACACAATCAACCACAACAAGTGGTGGATATAAAATATCAACAATTACCGCAGCTGGTGTTTCAGACACAGTAAGTTGGGCATAATGGCACATTACGCATATTTAAATGATAATAACAAAGTAGTAATTGTAATTGTGGGCAAAGATGAAACTGAATTAATTAATGGCTTAGACACAGAAACTTATTATGCACAAGGTACTGCATACACAGTTAAACGAACTTCATATAACCACAATATACGAAAACAATTCGCTGCTATTGGTTATAGTTATGATGCGGTTAATGATGTGTTTATAGCTCCACAACCTTACCCATCTTGGTCATTAGATCAGAATTTTAATTGGCAAGCACCAAAACCAATGCCTTTAGACACCAAATGTTATTGGAACGAAACAGATTTAGAATGGGTTGGAATTGAAGCCTAAATTATGTGCAGCTGGAGTACAGTTAAGAGATCAAGTTGATACCTGGTTTCCGGATAGGCGTATTGCCAGTGATGGGTGGGTGGGCGATAGCCGTCACGCCGCCAGAAAATCGGATCATAATCCAGACGAATTTGGGTGGGTGCGAGCAGTTGATATTGATTCTCGCCTTTGTGCATCAGAAGGGATCAGTGCTTATCTGGCTGACCAAATCCGAATCGCTGGCAAAACCGATAAACGTATATCTTACGTCATCCATAATGCCAAAATTGCCAGCAAAGTATTAGGTTGGCGCTGGCGCAAGTACAACGGCATTAACTTGCATACAAAACATTTGCATTGTAGCTTTACAAAGTTAGGCGATCTTGATGGCAAGCCGTTTGATATACCACTACTAGGAGGCAAGATATGAAAATAAATAAAAAGCAAAAAGCCGTATTAAAATCATACGCACGTGGCGTATTGGTCTCATTTTTAACATTTTTGGCTAGTAACCAATTAGGACTAGAGCCTGCCGTGGCTGTAGTAGTTGCAGCGCTCGCTGGCCCAGCAGTTAGGGCTTTAGATAAATCTGATTCAGCTTATGGCATTGGTGCTAGTGAGAAGTGAGTCCTGTGGAATGGGCTGGCTTTTTTGCTGGCGTTATAAGCGTGCTAACAGGCGGGCTAATAGGATTACGTTTTTTAGTTAAAGGCTGGTTAAACGAGCTGCGGCCTAATGGTGGTACTAGCATAAAAGATCAAATTACAAGGCTAGAAAAGCGTGTTGATGATCTATTTGTTTTAGTTAGTAAGCGATAATCTTATTATGGCTAACACACGCAAACGCAAAAAACCTGTAAGACGTAGAGTGCGTAAAATGTCTGAGCCATTAAGTAAATTAGACCAGCATTATATTGCCCTGCACTCATGTTACAAAGCTGCTATTGCTGCAGGTTTTACAGCCGAACGTGCATTTTGGTTGCTTACAGATCAGCGCAC